CTTCTTGGTCTTCTTGCCGCTAGACTTAGACGCGGCGGCAGCACCTGCAGGAGCGGCTCCGTCCTTCTTCCATTCACTCTTACGCTTGCTTGCCGCCTTCATGGCCTCGCTCAACGAGCCATAGTTTCCCTCCTTCTTAATACGCTTCACGAATTCAAACCATTTCTCTCCCATTTATATACTATGGCTAGATTAAAATCAAAAATACGAGGTTGTTCTAAAACTTAAAAAAAATTGAATATAATTGATATAATTATTCTAATACAACATTATATCAATTCAATTATGACAGAATTTACTCGTTATTTATATTTGAAGGAGGAGGTGGAGGTTGCAATGCTAATGTCTCTCTTGCATGGAGACAAAGAGAGGGCATTGTTTTGGGCTTATGAGCTCTACTACAGCGGTTTAGTAGATGGCCTGTTGCTGTCATTGTGGAGAATCTACTACGAATTCTACGCAATGCTCAATCCAGCACTAGAAACTTATCTAAAGAAAAAACAAACAGAAATAGCTTCCAAAGAAGAGACAGGACATTTCGTCGGAATCTTTGTTCACAATTTATTGATTCGCAAATACACTCTAGACGTTTTCATGTTGAGAGAAGTATCGGTCAATATTGAGCTGGACGAAGAGGACGCAAAATTGAGCTTGGAGGAGCGGTTCGTAAACAACAACTACGAAGCGATTGCTCACTCCATGTTTGATACCTGCACAAGCGTGGAAGATTGCGCGCCGATAGTAGCCGTTGCAACAGCCTACTTTCAATCTCAAGGAATCAAAAATCCCAAGCTATTGAAGGACCTGCGCGTTGAAGGCCTTCACCCAGCTATTGTACTCATGTCAAGAATCATGCATTATTATGCAGACCTAAACAAAAATAAAAATAACATTAAAATGGGGAAAAACTTATACTTGGCGGTCGAGCCAGAAGAAATGAACGTCTACAAGACGATTAAAGCGAAATATGATCTCTCACCAGACAAAATACTTCAAAAGGCAGTCATTTATTCGCCAGTCGACCATGGATACAATTATGTCCACTTGTTCAGAAACGATTATACTCGTTCAGCAACCATTTTGGACGACTATAGAAGTAATTGGTTGTATTACGCTGCAAAAAGTACGCCCATCTGGCAAGAACGACTGACTGAACATGGTGGCCAAGTCGACGAGGAAGCTGGGTGGATCCGCTGGGGCGACGATGATGGCGAAGAGTTGTTTTATTATTCATATGGATACGATCCTGAAGAACAGCCAGTAGAATTACTTTACCGAAACATTCCGCCGACGGAACCAAGCAAGAATATTACATGGCGTGCGTTTTATAACAAACACGCGGATTCACGCCCGCGTCTATACACGCCCCACCCAGATATTCTAGAGGCGCTTGAATAAATGTTTGTCTTACCAATCATACCCCAATTCAACCTCGAGAGAGAAAGAGAAATCCATTGAGTTTAAATCTAGTAATTCACCATACTGATTGCGCAGCTCTATTTTGAGTCGCTGTATATTAACAGGGCCAAAATACTCTCTTTTTTTCTCAATAAAATCACTGCCGTTGTCAAAACAAATATGGAAGCTGTTGCTTGTCAGCGGAATCATTGCGAGAATATTGTTTCCAATATAACTTTTTGAATACATGGCGAGAATGTTTTGCGATTGAGAGTTGTTAAAGTCGTTCAAGATGAAATAAATATAATCAGATGCGACGCTATTATACACTGCTTCAGACGTATACACCGCAGACCATCTGTATTCTATTTGACGAAATCCCAGAATCCAACCAAGTGTACTATTAAAGTCGATGGACTCTATATCCTTGAGAAAATTCATCGTGAATACGTTGCGATTGTTCATAATGGTGATTTTTTGCGTTGACTCGTGTGCAAGGACTTCAAACCGCGGAGGGTTGATATTCAACTGCTCATTCATTACTTTCTGTAACGTGGTCGCTAACTGAGATAAAGTATAATTTCCGTCGGGCAGTATAATCGGCCCCGAAGCATTGGGCCCGTCTCCACACTCTGCCACGTAAAAAAGATTATTCATCTTTGCGTTTGAAAAACAATACAATACATTGGGAAGTTGTATGGAAGATAGACGCACAGAGAGAACATTCTTGAATTGATACGGCAATACTAGGCTGAAATCAGTAGATCTCGTATTTTTGTAATCTTCTCTAAATAGTGAATTCAATATAACTGTCTGGGTAATCGTCTTTCGTTTCAAATTGTTCAAATTGCTTCGTGCAATATTCGTAGGAAACGTCTCCACTGGATTCAAGTATTTGTTGGGGTTTACTGCGTCATTAAAACTCGTGGTTTCTTGATTTAAAACAAATGAATTTCCGCCCGCTTGAATAACGCTCGTTTGATTTAAAACTTTGCCAATATCTTCTTTTATTACAAAGGTTTCAGGTTCCAAATCTTCGCTATTCTCCAGCGTTTTATCCAACTCTTTTCTTAAACGGGCAACTAATTTGGCTTTTGCATTCTTTATAAATGTAATAAATTTGCTTTTGTGTTCAACTGGATATTTTTGGTCATCGCTGATAACCTTTATTATTTGTTTTTCGCTTTTTAAAATATCGTTTAATGAATACGGGGCAACAACTTTCAAGAATGCTTCTAATTCAGAAAAATTATAATTATTGATATTTAAATCAATTTCGGTTGTCATTATAGATAGCTTCTAAAAAAATATCGATAATTAAATGTATTATACCATCTTTGCAGATTTACATCGTTGTTTTTAACATATAAAATTGATTTTGAATAGGTATTTAATATTATTATTATACAAATGTGTATTCATCCAGAGTGTAAAAAACAACCATATTATAATACAGAAGGTGAAACAAAACGTTTATATTGTTTTGCACATAAAAAAGATGGAATGGTTGATATAAAAAATTCAAAGTGTATTCACCCAGAGTGTAAAAAGCACCCAATGTTTAACATGGCAGGCGAAAAAAAACGTTTATATTGTTCAGCACATAAAAAGGATGGAATGGTGGATGTGAAAAATTCAAGGTGTATTCATCCAGATTGTAAAATTCAACCAATTTACAATGCCGTTAGCAAAACAAAAGGATTGTATTGTTCAGCACATAAAAAAGATGGAATGGTAGATGTAATATCGCTATCTTGTATTCATCAAGATTGTAAGGTTAGACCAACTTATAACAAAGAAGGCGAAACAAATGCGTTATATTGTTCTGTACACAAACTAGATGGAATGGTGGACGTTAAACATAAAACTTGTATTCAGCCAGATTGTAAGGTTAGACCAATTTACAATACCGAAGGCGAAACAAATGCGTTATATTGTTTTGCACATAAACTAGATGGAATGATGGATGTTAAAAATAAAACTTGTATTCATCCAGATTGTAAAAAACAACCAACTTATAATACAGAAGGCGAAACAAAAGGATTGTATTGTTCAGCACATAAAAAGGATGGAATGATGGATGTGAAAAATAAAACGTGTAAAACATATTTATGTTCAATACGCGTTCAAGCAAAATATGATGGATATTGCCTATTTTGTTATATGAATATGTTTCCAGACAAACCAGTATCACGCAATTATAAGACCAAAGAATATTCCGTCGTTGAATATGTGAAATCAAAATATCCAGCATTAACTTGGATAGCAGATAAGATTATACACGGAGGTTGTTCCAAACGAAGACCAGATTTATTATTAGATTTAGGATATCAAATAGTTATAGTAGAAGTGGATGAAAACCAGCACACTGATTATGATTGTAGTTGTGAAAACAAAAGGATAATGGAATTGTCGCAAGATTTAGGACATAGACCAATTGTGTTTATTCGTTTCAATCCAGACGATTATGACAAAAATGGTTCAAATATAACTTCGTGTTGGGGTCAGGATAAGAAAGGTATTTGTGTCGTAAAGAAATCCAAAAAAGATGAATGGATGCAAAGGTTGCATGTGTTAGAAGAACACATAAATTATTGGATAAATCCATTAAATAAAACAAACAAGACAATTGAAATAATCCAATTGTTTTATGATGTGTAATTATATTACAAAAAAAATTGATTTGGTTTGGGACATTTATAATTATAATATATAGAATAATATAAGATGGTAAAGAATACATCAGGAGGCAACAAAGGGAAAGGTATGGCCCGTAAAAATATAAATGGTGCGAAGCAGCCGTCAAAATTGCGCGTTGTCGCAGAAGAGGGAGAGCTATATGCCTCGGTTATTAAAATTTTGGGAGGGTCAATCTGTTCTGTTGTTGGTATGGATAATGTAGAACGTCATTGTCATATTCGCGGTAAGTTTCGTGGAGGCCATCGTCGTGATAACATGCTGAAAGCCGGAACGTTGGTCTTGGTGGGTGATTGGGGTTTTACGTCTTCAAAAGCAGGCAAGGCTCCCGAATGCGACTTGTTAGAAGTGTATTCTGACATTGAGAAAGAACGACTGAAGAAGAGCGTTACTAGCGTGAATTGGAGCTTTGCAAGTGTTGCGGACTCATCAAAATCAACAGATGAGTTTAACCTAGACGACGATGATGACTTGTTTTCCAAGGATACCACCCAAGATGAATATGCCGCGTTGATGAAAGCGGCGATTACTGCAGAATCCAAGGGTATCAAGGCGGCTATTGCATTTGATACAGCGGATGATGGCAACGTTGATATTGACGATATTTAAAATCGTGGTTGGTTAAAAAAAATTGAAATGGATTTACTTATGATATATTATTGCATAACTTATTAACTTAATAACAAAGTGAAATGAAAATTAACGAAGCGGTTCAACACATAATAGATATTGCAAATCTACAAAGTGAAGAAGATTTGAATATTTGGTGTGGAGATAGGGGTAGAGAAAAGTTATATGAACGTGTAAAACTATTAGCACCCGAACATTGGGAAGAACTAAAGAAACCTGATTGTGTTGTTAGAGCTTATTACCAAACAAAGCTAATTGGATATAAGCGTTATAGAAATAGAGTTTAAATCGTCGCTTAAAAACAAAATCAAATAAAAATAAACAAAATCAAACAAAAATGTATATATTTTTCTTTTGTTTTCACCAAATCAAGGTCTCATAAAATAGCCAAATCCTGCTCTCGTAAGATGATAAACCCAAGTTCTCATAAAATAGCCAAGTCCGGTTTTCATAAAATGACCTAGACCGGTTCTCATAAAATGTGCAAATCGAAGTCTAAATCTAGCTCTGACAAAATGGTCAAATCCATTCCTTTTAATATATTTTCTCGTGATCCATAAAGATATCTCTCGTAACATGAATATATTCGGTGTATTTATATATTCAAGGATATAAATACATCGACCACATCGAAACAAAAAAAATAACACACCTTATTTTTTTTGTTTGTTTTTGTTTTGTATTTTTATTTGTGTTTTTTTACTTTCCTATAGCATATATATTTTTGCAACATATGGGGTCTTAATTCATAAATATGAATAAAATAGACATCTCTCCACTTGCAAATTTTATTATTAAAAGTACTACTTAGTACACGGATAGGAGAAGTGGATATTATATACAATGGGAGGCCTCCCAATTAAGTATTCCAATTAAGCTTTATATTGTTATTTAATCAATTTAAATAAATGTGTCGGTTAGATAATATACTAGATATATAGCTAATATATTTAACTATGTTTAGAAACAAAAACAGACACTCACTTCAACCAGCCAAGAAACAACTATTTAGCATGAATGCGGAGGACTTTCCTGATATAACTCCGTCAGCGGCTGCCCCTAGCAATAACAATGCAAAACCTCAAAAAAGCACCCCAGCTGTTGCCACTGGGATGGACTTTAAAAATTGTTATAAACCCCCGTCCGAGACGATTGTGAAAAATGACCGAACTCCAGAATGGTTATATGGGTTTGGCGTGAAGAATCCACACAAGATTTGGTTTGAAAATTACAATCGTGAGGTAGTAGAAATTGCCAAAATGCCAAATATCAATGATGAATCGCCCTCCATGGAAGAATTGATTGCCGAATACTGCAGAGAATGGGAAAACTACAAGGAAGAGTATATTGAATTGCACGGATATGAAGACTTTGAAAGAACGTTCATATCTCCACGGGTGAATTATGACGATGATTTTGACCCAATGGATTACGAGGAAGAGGAGGACGAAGAAGAAGTGGATGAACTATACGATGAATATGGCGACGCGTATGATGATCCTTACTATGACAAGTAGTCCTCTGTATTTGATTTGTGTTGATTTGATTTACGTTAAATAAGACATTGAAATATATGTCGTCATTATAATCATGAGTGATGATGAAAATGATATATTAGATACAGATTGGATAACCAAATTTGAAAATATAGATAATTCTTATAATATTTTTTATTTAGATGACGTGCATAGCATCAAAGTCAAATGTGTATATATCAACAAAGAAAACGAAATAGAAAAAATGAAGCAAGAAAATATCATGCTAGGAAAGCCAAACTATCTTTCTAGGGAAGAGGTGATGGGGATTATAAAACACAATATTCATGGCAGATATGGATTATTGTCGATATTAAAATATAATATCAATTTGGACCCAGCTCAAGTAAAATCTTTTGTTACAACAAGACAATATGAAGATACCTTTTTGACGACTATAAAAAATATCGACGCCATTACGTGGGATACGACAATTTCCATGTTTCAAGATTTAAATGAGGTCATATTCTTTTTTTATGAAAAATGTGCGTCTCATTCCAATAATGTGACAAGGAAAATCTGGTTGCAAAAACATCTCAAGGCCAAAAAAACCATCAGAGTACACCCGCAACCATAGAAGTATAAATAACGATAAAATAGATTTAATGCGTAATGAATTTAAATATATCATCAAGAATATATTTAGATTTGAATGAAAAAGGTCGCGTTGATTACTGGTATTACTGGCCAAGACGGCTCTTATTTGGCGGAACTTTTATTGGAAAAGGGATACGATGTTTGGGGAATAATCCGTCGTGCATCTAGTATTAACACGCAACGCATTGAACACATTTTTAAGAAGATTATTTTGAGGTATGGCGACCTGACTGACGGAATCAATTTGCTGAATGTTTTGGTGGAGATTAAGAATAAATACATGGGTTGTGATTGTGCCGATTTTGATCGGTTGGAGGTATATAATTTGGCTGCGATGAGTCATGTAAAGGTATCTTTTGAGATTCCAGATTATACTTGCAGTGTGGACGCCGCGGGAACGTTGAGAATGTTGGAGTCAATCCGCAATTGCGGTATCCCGAACGAAAAGGTTCGTTTTTACCAGGCGTCTACTTCTGAGTTGTATGGAAAGGTCGTGGAGGTCCCTCAAAAAGAGACGACACCCTTTTATCCGCGTTCGCCCTATGGAGTCGCCAAGTTGTATGGATACTGGATTACCAAGAATTATCGTGAATCATATGGCATGTATGCGTGCTCCGGCATTCTTTTCAACCATGAAAGCCCGCGTCGCACGCACAATTTCGTGACGCGTAAGATTACTATTGCATTGGGGAATATCTTGCGCGGAACGCAGGATAAATTGGTGTTGGGTAATTTGAATTCGTTGCGCGATTGGGGGCATGCAAAGGATTATGTGCGTGGAATGTGGCTCATTTTGCAGCAGGACGCACCAGATGACTTTGTGCTTTCCACCAACGAGTATCATAGCGTGCGTGAATTTGTGGAGAAGACATTCAAGATGCGCAGTTTTGATATTAAGTGGAAGGGTGAAGGGGTCAACGAAGTTGGATATGATGAGAAGACGGGGCGCGAACTTGTATTTGTCTCGGAGAAATACTTTCGTCCGGCTGAAGTGGAGGAGTTGTTGGGAGATAGCACCAAGGCGCGCACACAATTAGGTTGGTCGCCTGAATACACTTTTGATACACTGGTTCAAGAAATGGTTGATTGTGATTGTAAGTAAGTAAATCACAGCCAGATAAATACTTGTAAAAAAATTGAAATGCTTTTTAACTTATTAAAGCAATGTATAACTAATTAAATATGAATATGACAACCGAGTGTTTTGCTGTAATGAATGGATTGCCTCTGTATAATCAGCGTGCAAAGGTAGGTAATGTTATTATAAACGATATAATAACATATAGAGTAAAAGGCAACTGGATATTTTCAGTAGTTACGGGCACAACACCATCGTCAATCAAAGTGATTGATTTGGATTCTGAAATTACCGCGGATTCTGTGCGCTTTTATTATAAGAATGTGAAAAACTGCACGACTGATAACGTGCTTACAGATACTAGGCGCATCTTTAAAGTGGGAAATATAACATACTTATGATATGGTTTGAAGAAGAGAAAAACAAATAAAAATAGAAAAGTGAGACCATTTTAGTTGAGGGGTGGTCAATACTTTTTTCATACGCTAACACGTCGTGTTCTTGATTGGCCGTGTTTGTATTGGCGTCTCGATTTATTTGCTAAAATAAACGCACGTTTTTTGTGATCACATCCAGTGTTTATTATGTCATAATCCACCGCTGCAGCCTTTCCAGCGGTAATGGAACTGGCTAGTCGTGCAACACCCCACGATTGAGGAGTCTGGTTGGGTCTTGAACCGGAAGAATAATAAGCACCTTCGCCCTTTTTTACGATCTTGTTCAAGGCGGATAAACTGCAACCGGTCTTTCGCGCCAATTCTTTGCTTGGGGTTAAGTTCTTTATGTTGTATATTTTACGGGCATTTAGGATATGTTTTGACGTCTTGTTTTTATATGACGTCAAAGGTTTGCGGGTGTAGTATTGGTTCTTTGTTCTATATAATTTTCTAGATTTCATCAACATTTTGATTTGTTTTTGTTTGTCCTTTTTGGTTAATGTGGCAGGCAAATATCTAACTGGGAACTTCATATATTATACCTTTACATTATTTTTCCATGTATGAAAGTCAATCCAAATGCGCAAAAAAATTGAAATGGTTTTCACCAAATACTTATAATGCATCAAAACATTAAACGTGTAAAATGCAACAACCAATTCAAAGATTCCGTAGCGTCACCAAGGCGGTGTATGGTGGATATTACGAGCACTTGGGAGCAACCGAGATTATGGATGAGAGCACCCTAGAAACAATCAAGATAAAGGTTGTTCCTCGCGAAGGCATTCACCAAAACATTGAGTACTTCATAACCTTGAAGTTTGAAGAAGGAAGCGACTGGCCACGAGTCTTCATAGATTCCGAAATCTACGACAAAATCAAGACGACTCGATATCTACAAAACAGAGGACATGCAGGCACTCACAAGGGCATCTGTATCAAAAATCTTACTTATGGCTATCCTTTCAACAAAAATTTCAAAGATTTGTGCGACAACAAATGGGAGAACTACGTATTCCACACTATCACATTGTTCAACAACCTGCAAGACTTTGAAAAGGGCAACGGGCTAAAATCAAACTACAAAAATATACTAGCAATCAAGTAAATAGAACACAAAAATAAAAACAAAATAAAAAACAAAATAATAAGACATGTCTTCTCTTGAAATCCAACCATAGAGAGAACTAGACGCCTATTATTTTTTTCCATCTATGAATGTGAAAGTATTTCTAGAAAAAATTGAAATATATTTTGTACTATCGTATAAGGCACAAAATATAACATCATATGTGATAAGTAACAATGAACCTATTCATTCTCTCGTTGATTCAAAAGGAAATTGCGGAGAGTATGATGGACAAACATGTAAATAAAATATTATTAGAAGCGGTTCAGATGCTTTGTTCCGCAAGAAGAATTTTAGAGCCCGACGACGACGTCATAAACGACCGCATATACAAGCTCGCGCATAAAAATCACCCCGTCACCATTTGGTGCAGAAAGTCCAGGGCCAATTTTGTGTGGGCTTTGGATTTGGCAGAAGAGCTCCACAACGAATGGCGTTTCAGATACGGACACCCAAAAACAAAAATCCACAAATCGTATCAGGTTGCAATGTTCTTGAGAGAAAATATCCCAAGCGAGGATGCGTTTGAAGAAGTTGGTCTAACACCCTTTGCGCTTGCCATGCCTGATAAATACAAAACAGACGACCCTGTATTGTCGTATAGGAACTATTACATGTCCGAGGATAAACAAAAAATAGCAAGTTGGTGTAAGAAGCGGGGAAAGCCTGCGTGGTATGTTCTCGATGACCCATTCTTGAAAAAAGACTTGAGAATTGCGATTGGACATCATGGCAGGTCTCTAAAGGTTTACCCTGCCAAGACAGAAAAAAAGATTTGAAGTATTTACCTACCCGTCAGTAATAAAAAATGTTGCACACTCCGATATAACGAATATATCATCGCCGAAACAACCAATAGAAAGGCGCCAGTTGATTGTCCACTCGACATTTTTTTCCCGCGAAACCATTTGCGAGCACCGCCTAGAATGGGGCTGCCTGGTTCCGTGTAGCTGTAGACAGGCAATGAGTCTGATGAAGTTCCGAACCAATATTTCATCCCTACGAACCCAACAACAATAATCGCCACAATACTTACTATAGTAATCAAAATATTCATAGTTATATATAATACGCATATAAAATATTGGATGGGTATTTTCCTTCTAAATTCCACCACGAAGCCGAAGTACGAGATGAAGTGTTGCCTCTTTTTGTATGTTATAGTCGTTCAAAGAACGTCCGTCTTCTAATTGTTTACCTGAAAAAATTAGACGTTGTTGGTCGGGAGGAATTCCCTCTTTTTCTTGAATCTTTTTCTTCACATCATCAATGCTGTCAGCGGGGTCAACTTCAATAGTAATGGTCTTGCCGGTCAATGTCTTGATGAAAATCTGCATCTATATTATATAGATTAGATAATTATACTATGCGAACATGCATATTGATTCATTTTATGTTGTCGTATCAATGTATTTTATAATTCGATCTTTTATCTCCAATGAGTCTTTTCAATTTGAAGAATGGCAATAACCCATGTTTCATTAGTTGAAAATATAATCTGTCATTGTTAAAAAATATATTTTTACCTTTATGATGATAAAAATTTCCAATTTTTAAGAAACAATCTTTTGTTTTAAAGATGTTCATTAGTTTTAATTCGATATTGTATACAACGGATAAATAATCTGTCAATAAATTTTGGTGTGTTTCATAATGTGCAATGAATTTGTGAATTGCATCACTCTTGATACCAAATAAATAAGATTGATAATGAGGCGTCTCTTGTGTGCTGTCATTATACCCATACAATTCTACATTTATTGTTATCATTTTATTATAGAAGTGACAAATAGGATTGTTAATAAAGTAGGAATCGTTGGTAAATACTACAAAATTATATGATAGTATATCAGTGGTTTTCAGTACATGCATCCATTTTCCAACATCTAAATGTGAGTTATTTTTTATTTCTATATATTTCAACCTACGCGCATTACACGCCGTTTCCAATTCTTTACTATATTTAGTATGGCTGCTATTAATAATAATAATATCATTATTAATGAACCTAAAATATTTAATATTGTTAAGAATAGTTTTTAATTTAAGGCTAGTATCCGTATGACAGGCCATAATAGTAAGTATTTTCGTATTTGGGTGTCTATAACCAGGCCGACCATTAAATTGCTTCATATCTTTAATGGATGATTCAATAAAGGCGGATTCTTTTTCATTTGACCTGAAACTATTTATTAAATCAAGTAACATATTGTATAATATACATAAATATTTTATAAATATTTATAAATATTTTATAAAATTGAAATAAACTTTCAATATAACATACATTGGCATATAACAACAATAATCAATGTTTACATTTGCATCAAGCCGGTTTACAGACTCAACCTGGTCTGAAAATGAATCGTATCGTGCGAGGTCCGACTTTTCAGGTTGCGTATACGGCTCCCCACAACAAATGTCTCCGAAAATCGACCCCAAGTCGCTGGTATTCGTGGTGGAAATGAACAATTCGCAGAACAAGGTCATTGGAATCGGGCTTGTAAGAAATCTCCATGTAACAACCAAGACGTATAAAATATACGACACAGGAAATTTCAATAGATACGTCTTTGTAGGTAAATATCGCGTAGACCGGTCCGATTTGTCGTCAGGATTATTGGAAATATTAGATTATATCCTTTTCAAAGAAAGGACACATTTAAAAAGAGGTGCGGGTATTACCACAATACCAGACAAGCTGTTTCGACATAATATTTGCTGTGAACGAGACGTGAAACAAGAAATAATATACGCGTTTTTGAATAAATTTCATATGAAGAAAATTGAAGAATATAAAGAATTATCTATATAGATTATATGGCGACTCCACAAATTGATACAAATATTAATAATTATACTTATCCAGAGCTTTTAATTATCCTGGACTTGGACGACGCGACTGATACTGGGGTTATAATAAAAAAAACAAATGCTTATATTGAAAAATATACAAGGGAGCGAAATGACCGGATGATTATTTTTTTTAAAGAAATGCAGGACAAATTGTTGGATTATGCAAAACAATTAAAGACCAGTGGTGCAGACGCGGAATATGAGCCATCTCAAAAGCAAACAGAAAAATGGATTAAGAATATAGAATCGTTACCACAATCAAATCAGGTGCAAACAGATAAGATTACCGACAGATTCCAGAAAATTGGCGTCTATTCAAATAATCATGTGCCAATGAATCGAGAACAACTTGGTGTGAATGATACATTCCAATTGCCTGTTGCACAAGATGGTAAATTGAATCCTACATTGAAAAATACGACCCAGCGTTTGATAGTGTTGGACAGCTTTTTCCGTCAAGAATCGTCTGGGCCGAGTATTAGCACTGATTATACGTTGGATTTGTCAGACCATCTCACAGACGTCTTGTCGTTGCGGTTGTGGTCTATTGAGGTTCCACTGACATATTATGTAATAGATGTCAACTACGGGAATACTTGTTTTTGGGTATCAGACGGGACCAATAATATCGCGATATCGATTCCGTCTGGCAATTATACGCCTACCACATTCGTAACGGCGTTGAATGATGCATTTACTGCAGCTGGATTTACATTCACCTCGCCAGTCATACCAGTATCATATAATTCATCGAATTATAAAATAACAATGAAGTTGAATGGAGGCACATATACGCCGCCGAGCGGTTCAACAACAACCGCATTTACGATTAACTCGACTACAACAAGATTAATATTCTTTGACCCTACTATAACTTTGCAGTGCGAAATAACGTGTGTTCAGCACGGGTTATACCTCAACCAAACTCTTGGCTGGCTCATGGGGTTTCATACTTCAACTGGCGCAATTCCTGGCACGATTCCTGTAGAGGTTGGCGGAAATACTGGGGATTCAGTGTTAGATTTAAATGGTCCTCGATATTTCATATTAGCTTTAGACGACTACAATCAGAATCACTTGAACAATGGCCTTGTATCGATTACCGAACCATCCAAAGTGGTGAAATTGCCGTCTTATTATTCGCCCGACCAGCCGTATATTTGTGAGCCGTCTCAATTTGGACAGGTCGCTCAGCTAACACAGAGCTCTCCTCGAACGTTGACTCAGAGCCAGATATATACCATCAATGAAATCCTGAAAAATAATGTCAACAATATGGAATTGCGGGCAAAGGCGCCAACCACAACGGACGTATTTGCCATTATCCCGATTAAACAAGCCCAGAACGGAGGTGGGTTGTATGTCGATTTTAGTGGGCAATTGCAGGACAACAAGCGCACGTATTTTGGGCCGGTAGATATCGACAGAATGCGCATTCGTCTCTTAAACGACAAGGGAAACGTAGTTAACTTGAACGGAGCGGATTGGGCAATTACTATCATCAGTGAAAACTTGTATCAATACTAGTCTCAATCATTTATTTCTCTCTGTATTATATATGATTGAACACATAATTGATTTTGTAGGATTTAATGGTCCTGTAATATTATTTCTAGCATCCATTATTTACTTATATGTCAAACATAGCTATTTTACGATATACATTATAGGGTTTATGTTCAGTAGTTTAATAAATTATATTTTGAAAGGTGTTTTCAAACAACCTAGACCCATAGATGACAAACACATATTCAATTTGGAAAAAATGTATCGTAGTGTGTTGACATTTGAAAACTATGGTATGCCTTCTGGTCATGCTCAATCTGTATTCTATACCACAATATTTACATATTTGGCACTGGAAAATAATGTTTTGTTGGTGGGTAGTATCTTTATTTCTCTCTTGACAATATACCAAAGAGTGCAAAGTAAGCAACATTTTTTGTTGCAAACAATAGTCGGTGCAATAATTGGCGGTATTCTTGGATTCGTATTTTATAAATATGCCAAAAATCAACTGCAAGGGCCTTTAAAGCCCAAGGAAGACGATTATGCGCCGTTATAATCATGTCATTTGGCCGGTCTGTCTAGTATTCGTGAATCTAAAAAATAATATCGGGAAATTTATTACTTGTATAATATATACATGGGAGCGGGAATATTACCAACCACGATTCACAACAACAAGCTATATTTTCTGTTCGGAAAGGAGAATAAGTATGCAGATACGCCTGGTTGGAGTGATATTGGAGGCGGGACCGATAACGACGAGACATTTATGCAGACGGCGATGAGAGAAGGCGCTGAAGAACTGACGGGTTTTTTAGGAATGGAGAATGATATTAAGAAATTACTGATGCGGTACGGAACCTATAATATTGACTGGGGTAGTCCAAGTGGTAAAACGTATAGGATGCACATATTCCCAATGGCGTTTGACCCAATGTTGCCGGTATATTACAACAACAATCATAAATTTATTGAACGCAAGTTGTCTGCGAATATGGTAAAGAATAGCAAAATATTCGAAAAGGACGAGATACGCTGGGTGTGTATAGATGACATTCCAAAAATGCGCAAAAAGTTCCGGTCCTACTTCCAAACCAAAGCAGATATGATTTTGGACCAACGCGGGAAAATTGATGAATTTATTCGCGAATCGCTTCGCGTGAAAAAGAGCACTAAAAATAAGACACGCAAAAATAAACGGAAGGGGTCGTTGTTTTGAGTAATTGTAGGCACAAAAAGAAAAAGATATAATACATAAAACGAAAGCATAATAATAATAATAATAATAATAAAAGGCCCATCCGATTCAATCATTATGTCGTCTTTGAAGACGATGGCTCCGGGGTAGCCAATAACGCCTCAAACGCACAATGTTTCTTGGTTTTTTTGTGGGCCGTCATATATCCCATTGAAACTAACTTACCGCATACACATGTTATTTTTTCTCTCTTCATGCGCAATATCTCATCCTTTTTGGATTCATAATAACTCTTTTGATAATCCAAATATTTATCGCGATTTATCAGATTGTATTCAATCTGATAAGCCAGTTTATCTTCTCTCTTCGCTGCATATTGTTCTTGTATTTTTTGTTTATTATTTTGGTAGTATGTGTTGTTTGTCATTGTTTCAGTCTCGTCGGCCATTTTGATTATGATGATGTCTTGATACCGCCTCATTGATTGTTTTTATATGATTTCAATTTTTTTATAAATTCGGGGAAGATGAATTAAATGTAATTAAAAATGATTTGAATATCACGCACAAATGTAATACAAAGACGATGCAGTTTATTGATGATGATGAAATTGACGTTGATGACAATGCGGGTAATGATATGACATACCAATACACAATTTCGCCCAAGATATCGAAATCATTTCGCGAGGTGGGGCATTATACAAAGGTTCTGACTACGGGAAGGGTTGCCAAAATAATTTACACGACTCTTTGGCGAGATGGGTCGTGTCTGGTTGAATTAAATAATACAGAAAAACAAGAGGTACTATCTTCTAATAGTGTATGTGTGAATGATTATTCTTGCGAGTTTTGCGAATCGACCGACGGATGTTATACATATGCTGAATTGGAGGATGAAGAAAATTATACGGATATTGAAATCAAAGAAATATTGGAATCTGCGTGTGAACCGCCCGATAATGACGAAGACGGATTCACGTTGGATGAATGTAGTACACAAATAATGGAAGATGCGGGTGGTTGGAGTTTGGATGAGACATATTATTATATTGATAATGGGTGTGAACTTGTACAAGATGAATATACGTTGTAGATTATCAGTGTACTATTTATTATATTGCGTCATTTTTCTTGAATAGGATATCTAGCCCGCGATTCATGGATAATTTATTGCATATATTTTACAAGTTAAGTGATTTTTAAATATATGATTATTATAAATGAGACATAAAAAACGTACTATTCATAAAAATAAACATAATAAGACCCGTAAAAATCCAGTCAGAAATAGGAGCAAACAAGCGAGTAAAAAATATAAGAACACTAACAGAAAAACAATAAAAATGCGAGGTGGTAGTGATGTACTTGCAAAAGCATATGGTGCGGTTCAGAAGGGTCTAACTAGTGTAGGCTCTGTGTTTGGTCAACGCGAAACAGAACCAGAACCAGAACCAGAACTAAACTCACGTGAGGATGTTGTGAAGCACATGCATCAGATGGTTCAAATTCTCATGCCCAACAAAAAATTTACGAATCCTGAATATTCGCGAATGATAGAATTTCAACGAAGATTTATAGATTTGATTGGTGGTATAAGAACTTCAAAAATAAAATCACCTTACGCACAATTTTCTACGTTATTGCAGAATATAGTTGACTTTAACAAGCAGTTGCTGGCTTCAAATAAATATTATGATTTTTTAATAGGATACTACCCAAGTACATCAGCAAATTATGGTTTAAAAATTATTGATTTTTCCGCCGGCGATAATCAACTACCCGATGTTATTAGGTTATATGTAACATCTACCCAATTTGTAGAAGATTATGCTACAGAACTAGATAATGATACCACCAAAGATATAAAACAAGATATATTTGATGTACCTAGTTATATTGCAGGTATTGCGAATGATAAGATTTACAACTATAAACCTACTTTAATAGGTATGTTAGATGCAATATATTATAGTATACCTGATAAAACTATATGTTTAGAATTAACTAGACGATTACATGGCGTAGACCCCCATATAGTTGAACGTGTAAGCCCTCTTACATGGACAACGCCTTTATGTACGGCCGTCTCTTTCCTAGAAGATAAGAAGGTAATAGTTGAATTAATGGAACTAATTAAATCAAATCAAATCAGGCAAAAAGCATTGTTTCATTACTACAGAGATAGTTATTACCCGGAGATACATGCTGACGATTTTAGAGAGAATAGTATAAAACTTATTGGAGATAGGTTTGATTCGGTTGAAATGTTTATTTTACTATCAAACGTACTCGGTGTGGGCACTAATCCTGATGGGAGCCGAAATATGAATGCAATAATAGTTAAGAATAATACAATTTATCTATACGACTTGTTAAGAAATTTTTGGAAAAAATATAAAGGATATGTAATCAAATATTGTATTGAATGGTTTGGACTAGGGCTACCATTAGCAATATCACAATTGTTACGCGATAGCATATCGGAGTATATAGCGGAGATTAAACAACAGGAGATATTACAAAATATGAGCGAGGCCGAATTATTAGCACAATTTGAAGAAGACGCGCCAAAAGCAGCCAAGGGTTCTAAAAAGGCACAACCAAAACAACAGCCGCAACCGAAAAAGAAGTCGGATAAAGAAGTCGAAGATAGAAAAAAGGCAGAAGCAGATGAAAAAGAAAGGGTGCGAATTGAACAAGCAAGGTTGCGGGCAGAAGCAGAAGAACGGAAAAGGGTAGCTGCAGAAGCAGAAGCAGAACGGAAAAGGATAGCTGCAGCAGAAGAAGCAGAACGGAAAAGGGTGGCAGATGAAGAGAAAAAAGTGGCAAAAGCAGCAAAAAAGGCTCAGAAAAAGGCAGAGGAAGCTCTTGAAGCAGAATCAACGCGGGCTAGAGAAAAACAAAGATTGTCTGCAAGAACCCCTCCAGGTTTTGAACCTGAACCCGAAAAATATTCAAGGATGGAAGAAAGTAGTCAAGATGATACACTTGGTGCCGCCTCACAATCAATCGAAATGGCGGATGCCACACTATTTCGTAATATCGCTGAGCCAGTTGGTCCAATAGTTGCATATGTTTATCCTGATTTATCTGGGTTGAGAATGCTTGGTATTAACCCAGATTCTATAATTGCATCAACTATCAGTTTATTGCAACCATATCTTGATTCAGGTAATATCAATGGAGTTTGTGGATTGATAACATCTAAAATCACAAATTACACATTGAAAAATGATATGTATTATAATTTCATGTCGTGTGTAATCTTTATCATTATTGGACAATTAACAAGTTTGTTGAAAACCACAAAATATCGTCTGATTTTAAAAGGCAGTAAAGCTCTGCAAGTAGCATTTTCAAATACGATAGATACAAAATCATTCTTGATGAGTGATGATATAGATATCTTGTTAGCACCAGCTGATCGACAAGCTGTCATAAGAAATCCAAAGATGTATGCAGATAGCGGCATGGTAGCAGGAGATATATGTTCAATGATAGAATGGATTATAAAGTCAACTTTACCATCGGGGCTCATTTCAGTGTTGAATCCGATGAAACAATATGCCAGGAATCCGAACGTTTTCAAAATATCCCATCTTGAATCCAACGGAAGATTGTCTGTTATTGCAGATATTGATATAAGATATACTAAGAACGCATTTATGGCACCCTCTCAAGAAGACATATTTCTCTCAGAAAGGAATTTTCCAGTAATGTCAGAAGATCAAAGTTTTGATGTATTTTATAATCCAGCTAGAATGGTTGATACAACTATAGATATATCAAATATACAACTTGTATATTCACATCAAAAAATAGATGTTGCATTTGAAGAAAAAATTTATTATTATATAAAATATATTTTATTGAAAACACCTTATAATGATTATAGCTTTCTGTTAGATAAATTTAAAAAATCAATAATTGCAATACTCAAATATAATTATTCCATGGTGCCTCAACCGCAACGTAAAAAATTTATAGATTATTCAAAATTGTATATTACAAACATTATATCGCCTATATATTCTAATAAACAATTCAGTGATCTTGTGTTCAATACATTATTTGCGGACTATCCTCGCAAGCCTGAAGGTCTTTAAGCTACTTTGAACAAAAATAGAATATTGTTTTATGGGTTGTGGGCTGTGGGAAAGTTCCCACCATTGCGTTTTTACGATTTTTCACTCCAAATCCTTTTTCAAGAAATGAAAAATGGACATTTATAAATGTCCATTTTTGGAAATCCTAAAATACTTTTGGAAAATCGAACGTTTGTGAGCATAATGAAAAATTAGCGTCTCGCGGCTGAAAAAAAATAAA